GGGATGGCTTCAATAGCTAAATTTTTGAGAATTTCGTTGACTGGATGAATATTGCTATAGCTTGGATTTGCCATTTAATTAGACTCCTGCGGATGGGGAGAAAATGATTTCAATTTGTTCGTTAGCAGAACCAGCGGTATTGACCGCATTTGCTAAGAAACGCCCTGCGATGGTTTGTACGCCAGCACCACCAGAGGCATACGCATAGACCTTGCCTGCTAGACCAGGCATTACATAAAAGTGAGTGCCTGCTGTGATGGTGCCACCTGCTACAGCACGGCTGAGCCCTAGGACACATACATTGACCACTTCACCGCTAGAAACAGCCTGTTGAGCCACGCCCACAGGGACATCAGTGTCTGCTGTGCATGGGGTAACTTTGCCATCGCCATCTTGCTTTACAAGTTGAAACGCTGTAATGCTTGCAGATGCAATAAAGGACTTATAGATGCTTTGATCGTTAAAAGCCATTTTTAACCTCCAAAAAATGAATTGTATTCGGTTGCGTGTTGAGTGCGTAAAAGGTCGAGAGCTTGGGCAAATGTGATGCCTTTTTCTTTTTTGATTTGCTCGACTCTTTCACTGAGAGAGACGGGCTTTGCAGTGGAAGCATGACCGATCTCAGACAGGTTGACGGCTTGGTTGGCCTTGCGTTCGCTAAACATAGCCCAGAACGCATTATTTGAGCCCTTCATATCATAGGCTTGCTCGGCTAGAGACTTCTCAGCCACGCTGATTTTACCAGTGTTTAGAAGTGCATCAATAGCGTTTTTGCGTTCTGCGATATGCTTTTCTTGGCTGAGCTTGGCGACTTGTTCGCTCAATGTGGCGATCTTAGCGGACATTTCGTTTAGTGCCACTGCTGAGGCTTCTGACATTGCTTTAGCTTCTGCCTTGTTGCCCATCGCTAGAGGAGACTCCGCGGGCTCGTTAGGCTCCTGTGCGTCTTCCACTTGTGCTGCTTCATACTCTGCTTTTAGTGCTGATAACTCCGCCTCGAGCTGTTTTACTAATGCGTCTTTTTCAAGTAGCATAGCAACGAGCTCCTCAGCTGATTTTTGCATCAATTCTGTTTGATCCATAATTTTCTCCGATAAAAGAATTCGATCGATTTTATTGTTTTGTTGTGCTGGTCTTGGAGTGAGTGTGATGGCTAAAAGCTGAGCATTGCCGATCAGTTCTCCACCGTCCCTCGCATAAATGTTGCCTAGGACAAATTCGGGGCTAGACCACAATTGCCCCTCGGACTCCTCAACGATCTTAGCTCCTTTAGCTGTATAAAGAGGATGAGCATAAAGCCCGCCGTCTTTGATCTCTAGGTCTGCAATCTGCCCTAGTGCCATCGCCACATCTGGGGAAGCCAATGCACCACCTACAAAAGGAGATGATGCGTGATTCCAATCGATGATAACAGGATCTTGCTCTTTGCGAGCATAGAAAAGTCTGACCATCTCTTTAAGATGATCTTCTGTGATATCACTGATTGACTCTCCATTCATGCGGGAGTTGACAGCTCCTAAAGCCAAGGTTAAAAATGGTTTGCCCTTAATAAGTGATGATTCCGAGTTGTCCATATTTTCTCCAAGCGCCTTAATCGCTTCATCTGCCTTGTCCATCTGTCCGACAATTTTCTTCGCCCATGTATAGCCTGCATCACCGCCCCAACCGTCCCAAGCCTGCCGACCTTTGCCATAGTCCGACCAAGTCGAGCCTTGTTTATCGACTTCGTGTCTAGTAAAATATGCCAACATTCGGCGGACGGTATCGGGGGATAATTGTTTACCATTGATCAAATCCCTTGCTCGTGCGATGCCTATTGCAGTCATGCCACGCTGTGAAGCAGGCTTTGTCGCTCTGGTCTCTAGTGCTCGTTTAGCAGCATCTTGAGCCCCTTTAGGCGGGATAAAATCAATATGGCTATATTTGTCTGGAATAGCTAGATTCATTTGCTTTGTGTGCCCGCTGATGACAGCACGCACGATTTTTTTATCAAAGGCGCTCATTTTAGCCCCCTTAGTCGCTCAGCCATAGCCAAGCTTGGATTTTGTGCGATAGCTCTGTCTTGGCTCGTCCTAGTCGCGTCGGTGGGTAGATCGCCCGCACCGATACGCTGTCGGATAGCACGCTCGAGATTGTCATCAGGAGTCAAGAGCTGAGATTGTACTAGAGCAGGTAGGCTATTTAAGGCGTCTGTGAGCTCGTCATTATCTAGCCCCATATGTGCCAATTTAGGGAGTTTAGTAGCTTCAATTCTGCCGTAATTCCAATTGATGAGACGTCCAATTGTGCCACCACCACGGCGATCTTGTCCACTGATTGCAGATGCTACCAAGTCAAGATAATTGATGCAAGCGCGCCTAAAGACTGATAGATGCACCTCGCCCACAGACCTTGAGCCTGTGTCGCTAATTCCTAGATTCATGAATTGGGCAAAAAATGCTTGTGATACTTGATTGTCGCACTCTTGGATGACCTTTAGAGCTCCATCAGGATTGAATTGGCCTTGGCTACCGAACGAGTCAAATTTAATAGCCGTATTCTCGATGAGATATCCTTGCTCTTGAGCGATATAATCTCGAGCCTGAGCCTCTGCCTCTTGAATCATAGCGGTAATCTCGCCTTGGGTAAATCCTGATCTCTCTGCGATCTCCATGTCAACAACGACCTTGGGCGTGGGAATTGCCCATCGTTCAACGCCGATAGACATCAAATTAGCAATTCTTTGCTTTTGAGACCACCACCACCAACAGGGGCGGAGTAGCCCTTGTCCCTCGAAATTCGAGCCTGTGCGATTTAGAGTCAATAGGAGCATTTTGCCTGCAGGAATAGGCTCAGGCTGTACCCCTCCGACCATATTTTGCATGACGCCCTCAAGTGTCACGCCGTCAGCCGTCAGCCATCTTTGATGACTTGTGGGCTCACGATCAGCAAATCGCTTTAAAAAAATTTTCTCTCTACCTATGCTATCGGGCTCACAACAATACAGCTCCTCTGCATACCTCCAGCCCATGGGGATAAATTCGAGGAGATAGCCGAGTTGCTCTTCCCATGTCATATCCATCATCCCGCTATATCCATCAAAGCCGAACGCTTCATTTGCAAAGCGGGCGAGCTCTTCACTCACTGGATCGCCCTCAATACCTGCCTTAAAAATCCATTTGGCAGATAAGAGCGTCTGCTTAATCAATGCCCATGATCTGCGAATGATGGGATCACTAGCGAGCATATCCTCTGCCGTGAGCGTCCATTGCCTGCCCGTGAGCCTTGGATTTTGTTCTTTGCCTGATATAGTCCCGCCGTTTAAATTTGTGCCGGGGATACCATAGGCACGATATAAAGGAGGCAGGGGCTGATAGTCAGCCTCATCGCCATTTTTGCCTATAGATCGAAGATTTAAATATTGCATTCTTTACCCGTACAAAAAACATAAGTTCTGTCAATAGTATAACACAAATTTCAAAAATAAAATCAAGATTTTTCTCGGTCGCCACCTTGGACGCGCCTAAAGGCCTTGACCGAGATAGATGTGTGCGGTCTGGTCGCTAAAAAAATATTCCCAATGGATAAAGTCAATCGTCTTGCAACAGACTATATTTAAACACGCGAGAGTATGCTATTATTTCAATAGATGCCCGATCCAATGTGCTACGCGCATCACAACTCAAAAAACTGCGTTCAAACAACCAACTCTCAACGATCGGGCATACTATAAACACACTGGAGCCCTTTTATGTGCATAATCGATGGGGAATTTTACTTAAATAGTGACGGCAGAATTTACTATGGGGGCAGGCTATACAATGCAGTCGAGTGCGAATTTATGGCGGGCTCAAAGCTTGTTTTTAAGGCGATTGATGAAAAGCTTGATAAACCAAAGGCAAAAGCTGTTAAAATTGCAGACGCCTTTATACCTATAGAAAGCGATATTGATATGGATTTTATCCCATCTTTGCAGGCTCAGGAGCCACACAAGACTCAGCCTATCATCGAGCAAGCTCCCATCGAGGAGATCGACCTCTTTAAACAGATCAATCAGCTGACAGGCAACAATCTGCCTTTAACGATAGCGATCCTCTTGGCAGTGCTATTTTACAAGTCGCACAAAGAGCGCAAGCAAGACGAGCGAGATCACGCTGTGGCCTGCGACCTAGAACGCAAAGACCTAGCCCGCCGTCTAGATATCATGACGTCTAGGATCGATGATGCAGAAAAAAAGGGCATCTCAATCCAAGTCATGGATGATGATCTAAAGGAGAGGATCGAGAAGCTAGAAAAGCGATTGCATTAGTCCTCAGTTCTGAGATCAGCCTCTATCTCAGCGATGACGGCTAAAAGCTTCAGTTTTATAGGCTCGTCATCTGGTAGCAGCGCAGAAATAATTTGCTTTAATAGATCAATGCTATGTAATGTCATATCAACCTCAGTAGTGGCTCATGATCGGCTATGCGATCCAGTGATTTTTTGTAATAGGCTTCATCCCGCTCAATGCAGATAAAATGCCGATTTGAGTTTAGACAGGCGATAGCGGTCGTACCGCTTCCACTGCAATTATCTAAGACGGTCTCGCCCTCGTTTGTGTAGGTCTTGATTAGATACTCAAAGAGAGAGACTGGTTTTTGCGTTGGATGGATTGAATCCGTTCGTATATCACAATCAAATGTCAAAATACTTGTAGGTAATCTATTTGCATTGACAATACTATCAGTACGCTTTTGCTTCCATTGTGCATAGTCTTTCCCTTGCCCCTTTCTTTTCTCATCTTTACCAAAGCGAAAAGAGATAGGATTATAGGTCGGCTGTTTTTTATAAAAAATCAACACATCTTCAAAATTTTTTAGAGGCATATGCTTTGCATTAAGAAATCCAGTTGATAAATTTTTTTGCCAAATCCATCTATATCTAAAGATCTTTGGATTACTTGCCCAAAGCTGAAAAGTGAAAATATTGCAAGCCGTCAGCACAATAGCCCCGTTGTCCTTGATAACTCTCTCATACTCAGCCCAAAGTTTGCCCATGTCAATAATGCTATCCCATTCACAAGCTGTAGTCCCATAAGGTAAATCGCATAAGATCATATCAACGCTTTTACTTGGTATGGAGGGCATCAGCTCTAAGCAATCTCCCAAGTGTATTTTATCTAGTTCTAGCATAGTTTCTTTTGAGCCCTTCTTTTAGTGTCGGATATTTTTTAGTCCTAATTTGCCCGATATGTCGATATAGCTGTTTCTTTTCATCTATCGATAGGGATCGACCTTGATAGATATATGCCTCTATCATGGCTAGCCTTTGATCTGGAGTCATAGAAGCCCCTGCCGTCTAAAGACTTTTCTGTAGGACTTAATGGTTTCGTAGGTACTGCCTATCAGATCGACTATGTCTCTCGTGCCCATGCCCTGTCGCATGAGCAGCAGAGCTTGCGCAGTCTTAGTGGCTACCCTGGGCTTTCTAGGCGTGTAGTGCCCATAGAAGGCGACCATCTCTTTATCACTGAGCGCTCCGCCCTTTTCTATGAGGTTTTCTAGATATTCGATTCTCTCCTGCTCTGTCATCAAAACCTCCGTAGTGTTCGATTGAGCTGTTTTCTTTGCTCAATAATAGCGATCGCCTTGTCGCTATGGTCAACTGGTATAGTCCGCTCGGGGAGGTCTGTATCACGCCAAGACCAGTTGATCACATCGTACCTCAGGGCATCCAGCGGATCCTCTTTGCCGTCTTTTTTCGGCGATTCCTTGCCATCCCATGCGTAGCTCAATATCGCTTTTCTAAAATTATTCCCGCTTGCCTCTGCGTCCCATACCTCTTGAGTGCATAGGATTTTCTTTTGAGCGATCAGCCTCTTGACGCGTTGAATTCCATTCATGATGTCGGTCTTGATAGGATCAGTGCACCATCTAAAAGGCATCCCAATGCCCCCATTCTCTGGAGGTTCTTTGAGCTCCTTGAACGCCGATTGAGCAGTGCGATCGCTACGGGCTGAGCCTGCTTTATCACCGCTTGCACCATCTAGCAGGATTCGATTGGGGTATTTATTCGACAACTCTCGAGGGCAAGCCTTCTGCAGGATCAAAGATGCTAGCTCTCTTAGTGTGATCTCTTGGGGATTGATTTCTGCGCAGATGATATCAGCCTGCAGAGATGGATCGTGTACTAGAATTAGAACACTTGGCTTTCTAAAGCCGAAGTCGATCACGATTCGCCCGCTATACTCTGGGCGATACTGCCATCCCTTGATGACATGACTCATCGACCACTCTTTATAGATCATCCCACTTGGGGGCATGGGCATATTTTCAATCATTGCCCGCCTCTCGTCCTCAGGTAAATTTTTAGTCGCCTCGAACCAGTCTGCAGACAAGTTGTCTTGATTGACATAGCTAGTGAAAAATAGGGGCGTGCATCCCGCCTTCTCTGCCATCTTTACCCACCACGCATCCCATACAGGCAGACCGACCATGATTAGCTTAGGCGTTGGACCTGATCGCAGACGCCCAAGGGCTTTATAGGCTACCTCCTCAGTCAGCAT